ATTTGAGTGGACGATGGAAATAGACCATGAAGATGCGCGGCAAGTGGAAACATTATTGGCGGGTTTGGCGCGAGACTTTCCAGAGCAAACTATTGCCGCTGAATGAACTCCTTCTACAAATGCCCGGCCTGCCAAGCGCCGCTGAAGATCGCCATTGATTCATTCAAGGGCTTCGATGAGGATGCACTGACGATGGTGTTCTGCTCCAATCCACGCTGTCCGAGCGATGTCTCGCGGATCGGTCGCAAGGCCCGCACCGAAGCCGATGCTTACAAGGCGCTCTGCGCGACGGTGGATGCGGAGGCAGACGAATCACGGCTCCCGGTTCTTCCGCCACCGCCGCCAGCAAATTGAGGCCGCAATGAGGATGCAGGCGATACCGCCGAGAATGAACCGCCAATCCCAGTACGAGATGTCAACCCAAAGCATCAATAGCTGCCGTGAAAGCCGGTGATCTTTGGCTTGTGCAACTTCACTTTGCCGACTGCATTGCCTCCGGTGACGAGGCTGGGAGCGCCCGTCCCCTGGTGGCCGATGTCGGCATTGCCGAGCCGGAATTTGCCGCTGGGCCGAAGTTTGTGCGTTAGCATGTGATTTTGATTGTGAGCTTTCATTTTGCTTTGGGTCGTTTGTGGTACGGCAGCTTTCCACCTGGATCAGCGGCGTTGAATTCCTTCGCCACGTCCATCGGAGGACAGGCTCGTGTCGCTTTGGCGCGTTCCTTCGGGTTCGAGCATAGGCGCATAAGCGCCCTCTGCGCTTGAGAAATCGGGGGCATATCAGTTGGATGCCGCAAAACCTTGCGAGCGTGAACTGTGCGGAAGGCTGATATGACCGCCGCCGTGTCCGCTGGTCACAAACGATTTCGGCGCGTTGCCGTGTCCGCTCGCCCGTTTGCCGCCTTTCTTGAGGCGCGGGCCGCGTGCTTTGTCTTGGTTCTTCAAACTTTCTTCGTGATGTTTCATTCCATGCATGTGTTTCCTATGGTTATCTTGTTGTTGACTTTACTGCAAAAGGGACGATTCTGCCATAATGCAATCATTTGAAAAGTTCCTGAATGAAGCAGCTTTCGGAATTGGCTGCCTGTTCAAATTCCTGTTTTCACTTGGAATTGGCGTAGCGGCCATATTTGCCATCCTGCTTCTATTAAGATTGGCGCTTGCCGTGGTGCTTTGATTCATTGATTCAGGAACTTCAATATCTGCGCTGTTGTTACTCGGTTCGTGGACTGAGCGCCAGCTTGCATTTTCTCGCGCATACTTTCGTCAAGATTGGCCTTTAGGATACCCGTCATTCGCACCGCGCCCTGAGCGCCATAATCCCGCAGCATCGAATCAATTACGGGGGTGGAAGCCATTAGGGTATTCATCAAGGCGTATGTGCGCTGTGGTGTCATAGCTGTGTTGCCCGTCCATCGTTTCACGCCCGGAGTGGTGAGCAGGAATCCGCCCACATAATTGTGCAGCGATTTGTCCACAAATTTTCCGATCTTGCCCTGATAAAATCCGCTGACGACCATGCCCGCCGCGATTCCACCCGCCGAGGCAAATGCTCTTTCTTTGGCCTCACCGGGGCGCAGCACACGCGCCAAATTGAGCAGATTTTCCATGCCTTCATCGCCCAGGATTTCCCTATAAACCGGGCCTCGGCTTTCATCCTCAAGCAGCTTTTGCAGCGAGAAACTGCTGACCATTCGCTGAGGGTCAAGGCGAGTTGCAACCCGATCCTGGGGCATCGGTTGGCGTTCGGCCTTGTCCAGAATGGATGAAGCGACCTTGGCCCGCAATTCCTGTTCCATCATCGGATTGCGATGGATGATTTTCATTATCTCAGCCGCCTCTTTCGGGCTGGCTTTATTCAGGAAATAATTGACGAAATCATTCGGGTTAAAGTCCGAAGGGACGCTTTTTGATCCCACCATTTTCAGGATGGAATTCCGATAGAGCTTTTCCTTCTCCGATTGCGCCCGGATCAAGGCGAATAGGTCCGGGAACTTCCGGGGGTCTTGCAGGCTCTTATCCAATTCACTGGCGCTGATTTTAGGTTCGCCAATGGCGAGCAGAGACTTTGCCTGCCGGATCATATCCGCGCCCTGCTTGCCAAATACTTCCTTGGCCATTTCCGGCTGTTTGGAATAAAATTCGCTCAGCTTTCCAAGAAATGATTTGGCATCCAGAACGTCGGTTCCGTCTTGAAGGCTAGTCTGGTAAAGCCGATCAAGAATTCGGCGCTTCAAAAGCTTCATTTCGGGACTGTTGACGCCAACAAAATCCTTCATATCATTGAATAAATCCGTCGTGGCCGGACTTTCTGCCGTCAGCCTTCCAGTGACTTGTGCCGGGCCAATATATCCCGGATCGCCAGGATTCTTTAGAAGTGGAGCAATCCCAGGGCGATGAAATTGACCGACTTCGTCCCGATAGAAATTGTTCGCCTTTTCCCATGCCTGACGCAGCCGTGGATCGCCAATCGAAGCGGTACCTTCATGGATGGCGTCGGTCAGCATCTCCCGGATTTTATTCAGATGGTGCGTTTGCGTGCCCGGCACGGCCTCGCCACGCGCAATGTCATTGCTGACTTCGTTCCTCATTTGAACCAAGTCCCGAAGGCTAAATTTCGTTGTGCCAAGTTCAGAAAGCTTTTGAAGTTTTGGGATGACTTCTGTGGGAACGAATTCCTTCAGCACTTCGCGCCCGTGAATCACTATTTTAATGGCATTTCCTTGAGCATCCAGAATGGGGCTTTTAACCTCGCTCACCATGTCTTTGCTGGGCAAATCTTTCAGGGCTTCGGCTGCCCGGCTAGACAGACTCGATGGCGCCAGTGCCCGATCTGTGCCGCCTGGCAGGGCATAGGCGGCATCGTAAAGTGTTTTAGATTTGGCAGTGAAGTCGGCCAATTTAGCCTTCGCCCGATCAATGAACGACTGGCCCACCTGCACCGGCCCATAATCTTGCAATAGCCGTTCTGGCAGACTCGCTTTATCCATGCTCAACAGGATATTCCGATGGGCGGCCTGGACTGCCCTCTCGCGAGCGCCAAGGATAGCAGTCTCGGCAGGTTCATTCGCCTCTTGCAGAACCGAAGCAACACGTTCCCCAACATCTTCAATTGACGGCACGGCCATCCGGTCTTGCGCCGTTGGATTTTTCGGCAGCCCGGCAATGATATTCTGAATCTGCTGAATCGCAGCCGCGAAGCCTTGCCGTTGTCGCTCGAAAAAGCCTGCGCCTGCCGGACTCTTTTGCACCAAAACTTCTGAGCGTTGAAGGAACGGGCTGCCGGTCAATTCCCCAGCGGAAAATAGAGGCTCCAAATCAATCCCATGATTACGCTTGAAAAAAGCGGTGCCTTGCCGCGCATCGAACTGGACCGGCGGCATTTCACCCATGAATGGTGTTGCGATTCTGCCAAGCACAGCGCCGCCAAATCCCATTGCCGTGGCTGTCGCGGCGTCAAGCGGCAATTGTTCGGCGTGCCGGATCGAAAGTTGAGTGACATTTGCAGGAAGTCCTTCAGCCATGCGCGATGCGACATCCTGCAAAACTCCTTCGCCTTCCATGCCGAGTGACGTTCCGATTACACTCCGAGCGCCTTTCAAGAACTTGCCCGATTTAGCGAGTGGAAGCAATGCCTGCATCCCTTTCATTCCCAAAATGGTTCCCAACACTTGTGGGGCTTCTTTCAGCAGCAGTGGGACATCGCTCAAATGCAGGTCTTCCGGGGTGACTCGGAGATCAAGCGATTTGCCTGTTTTCTCTTCAGTGGTCGTGACAATCGGAACTCCATCTGTCGAAAGTCTAACTTTGTCCGCCCCGTATTGGTCCTGCCAATACTTCATCATGGCCTCTGGATCAGAGAGGAAAGCGGCGTGCATTCGTTCGCCGATAGGCGCACCAGTCTGGATGTCCAATGGCCTTCCGCCGGCGATGTTGGCCGCTTCGTACCGTTCCTTGCGCGTCCCCATCGCGGCACGGAGAGGATCGACGAATGTTTCATGGAACTCGTCGCGTGCCAGACGGTTCTTGATACGCTCCCCGATCTGATCCGCCATTATATCGGGTTGAGTTGGAACGACCGGAGCAGTCAGGAATTTATCAATCGCATCATCAGCCATATCATTTCATCCCCGCAGCGGCTTGAGGATAGAATCTGGCGATGGCATCGTGCGCCTGCCGATACGTAAGGTAGTTGCGCTTGAATTCGTCATCGCTCTCGCGCAATCCACGCTTTAGCGCATCGGCCCCGCCTTGATAAGCTTTCTGGATTTCAGTCGGCGTCATGGCAAATGGAGGCGGAAGCGTTCCTGTCTTTTCCGCATAGGTCCGGCTGCGGTCCACGAGAATATCGCGGGCTGTCTGAATGGCCTTGAGCGCGTGTGGCAAAGATTCAAAGATGCCCGTGGAGGGAAGCGCCTTGGCGATCTCATCCCGATCAACCTGGCTGAATCTGCCGCTGTCTTTATTCAGCGATCCCATCAGACTCTCGCGCAATTCCTGAATCATGGAGCGCATTTCGGTGCGCTGATCGCTCTGAAGTTTCGGAAAGTACTGAGCCAATCCACGATCCACAAGGTATTCGCCCACAACACCATTCACGCCAACGTGGCCAGCCGTCAACCCTTGGGCAATGATATCCATCAGATGAACGCCATTTGTGTACGTCACTTCCTTCTCTTGGGCCTTGGTGGTGAAGGCTGGCGTTGCGGAACTGCCCGAACCTTTTCCGCCGCGCACGAGTGAAACCGTTCCGTCAGGGCCAACCCGAAGTTCTTCATTGCCCTTTAGGAAATGGTTTTCGATCAAATCTTTCTCGGATTCCAAAGATTTACGCAATGGCGCGCTGCCTGGATCATTCCCAATGGCCGAAAGCGAGTCCTGAATCTTCCGATAGCGGTCGAGCATTTGCATTTGCTCGCCGGGCTTTTCGGTAAAGACAGGCTTGCCATCCGGCCCAATCATATATTCAGCGCCCGATCTTGTGGCGAAGGTCTGAAGCGGTCCCTGTTTCGCATTGGGATTCAACTTCTCCAAGTTTTGGACGCCTTGCGCCAGCCTGAAATAATAACGCGACCCGGTCGGTTCATCCTGCATTGCGCTATGGAATGCAGCCATCGGAGACATCGCGGGAGCGCCGGTTTCAGAATCTTCGGAGCGGTTCTCGGCATATTTGGCCATCACTCTGCTCTCGGCCTTTTCGCCTTCGACTTCATCTTGGCGTTGCGCGGCAAATTGCTGCCAGTAATTCGCGTGCTGCTGCTGAAGCAGAACGTCCGCTGCTCCCTTCCTGTACGCCTGTCCCTGAATCACTCCCGCCATCGTCTGCCCACGATCCAGCGCCGATTGATTCCCATACTGCTCGAAGCTGCTGAATCCAGCCGCGTTCAAGGCTTCCGGGTTGGCCTTAAAGAAAGTGTCCGCCGCCTTCGCCGTGTCACGAATCTTCTCGTGCCGCTCGATGATGTGCTGTTCAAGCAGACTATTAAAACCGGCCTGCTGCTGCGCCATGCCATAGCCAATCATCCCGGCGTTATTGTTACTGTCTTGGAAGTCGGCCATAATCAGTAAGCAAATGTGCCGCCGATTCCCGATCCTGGCGATTGCGATCCGAATCCGCCTCCATAGCCGCCGCCACCCATCATGCCACCCATACCGCCAAAACCGCCGCCAATGGCCGCGTCGAAAATTCCGCCTGCACCTTGGCCGGTCTGGTTGGCCGATGCTTGGCGAAGTTGGCTCATAAACTTCTGATACGCCCACTGGCTGTTGATATTGAAGGCATTGGCGTTGAAAATTTCTGGATTGTATGGATTGCCGTACATCCCGGAGGACCATTGAGAAGCGCCTTGCGCCCCGACGTTTGGCGCTTGCAATCCCGGCGCTCCCGGCAAAAGTTGGGCATACCCGCCTTGCGCTCCAAGATAATTTCCGATCCGTTGCTGCCGTAATTGATTTCCAGCCAAATATTGCGAGATCGCCGCCCCGGCCTGGTCGTACCCGCCGCCACCGCCGTGCATTGGGCTGGCTGCCATGTAATTCTGCTGAATCCGCCGCGCATCTCGCGGATCAAGCTCAGTGCCAAGCGCCAAGTCGCTTTGAGTCTGGCTGTAAAGGTTGCCAGCGCCTTGGATCAATCCGCCGTATTCCGGATATGCGCCCTGGTACCCGGCCCGAAGTTGTGGATAAATGCCAGCGAAACTTCCCGCCTGCGAACCAACCTGTCCCTGCTGCAATTGATTGTAGAGGTTGCCGTACAGGGGCAGATATTGATTCTGCGAGGCGTAGATGTTCCCCACCTGCCCGGTGTACTGCTTGATGAGGTCTTCGATTTTGAGTTGACCGGGCGCGTTGGGATCGAAAGCTCCGACGAGTCCGGCGATGCCGACACCAAGATTTGAAAGTGCGCTTCCCATTAGAGTGCTTTCACCATAAGCCGCCCCTCATCCAGCAGATCGTACCCGACTTTCTCCACGAAACCGTTGAACGGGCTGCCTTTCACAACAAAGAATCCGGCTACTTTTGCCCCATTGCAGCGCATCATGTTCTCCACTTGGCTCATCACGATCAGTGTGTTGCGCGGTTTCATTCGTTGCGTGTGCCACCAGCCCTGAAAGATCGGCAGCGAATTTATGCCGATGTAACCGGCAATCTCGCCCTTAAGTTCCACCAGATGCGTCGGGGCCACGACGCGATGATTGTCCAGCGCCGCCTCGCGCTCAAGCAAGCGAAGCTCAACGGCGTCTCGAATGGGCCGAATAATCGGGAACGGTTCAATAAATTGACCGTTCCGGTCCAGAGCCTTTTTGTCCAAAATTTGCTGGGGCGAATCGGTCATATCTCGAAGCCATCGGCGAAAAAGGTCCATGCAAGCGCGACACCGCCACTATCATAATAGAAACTGTATACGGACAAAGGAATGGCAAAGCTCTTGGTCGCTGAGCCGCCGCCCAGCGCCTGCCGTCCAAGTCCGTTTGACTCACCAGCGATGAAAGCCAGAGCCGTTGGCGATGCAGCCGCAGTATCGTTTATCGTTCCCCACCAATTCTTTGCTATGGGCGGAATAATCGTGTTGAAAGGTGAACCGCTGATGGTTCCTGGACTGGTACTTGCGGTTGTGATTTGAACCTGTTGGAGATAATGTTTCCTACCGATGGCCGTAAATGCCGTCAAAGAACCGGCATTGGAATAAACGATGCCTACCAGACCGATGTAAGGATAGGTATTGGTTATATTCGTAGCATCCAGGGTCGTATTGCTCAGTGACAAAACTCCGCCGGTGGTGGTTCCGTTTGAGACAATCCAAATGTAATACCACCCGGTTCCGAGCGTTCCGGTGTCGAGCGTGTTTAAGACTCCAACACCAGCAGCCGTGGCCGTATTGATCGTGAATCCAGACGTATTTATTGAAGTGTACTGGGTGACATTGTTTATGTTCTTGAGAACCACGTCGAAATTGGCGATGGAGCCGGTAATTCCAGATGTCCCAATGCTGATTGTCGTCGCGCTGGCCCGTTTCAGATACAATTCCTTGGCATGACCCGCGAGTTCGGCTGTGTAAAGGACTGCCAAATGGCTGGTCATCTGAAAATTGCTTCCGTCGTACACGACTTCCACAAGTTGTCCGACCGCCAGATCGCCCGAATTGAGTCCCAAACTGCCGTTCTTTAGAATTGGCTTTGCCGTTAGCGTGGTTGTTCCAAGCGTCACAGTAAGCAAGGTCGCTCCCGTGTTTGCCGCTGCCGCTGGAATGATGAACGAAATCCGTTTACCGGTCAGATCACCGAGAACTGCTGCCGTGAGTCCGCCCGGAGGCGAAATGGTGATGACGTACGCATTAGAACTGCGGCCAGCCGTCCCGGCATGATAAGTCTCCTTTTGGGAAAGCGGCGAAAGCAGTTGCCAGGCACCGCCAGCAGAATCGTACCGGAATTCAACGACCTGATTGAGTACTAAATCGCCATGCAGAATGATTTCGCTCTTGTTCTTGCGCGCCCGCTTCTCGCCGCCAACAGTTGTGTCAATCGTCATGCCGAATGGCCCCGCGTGATCTTCCGGCATTTTGAAGCTGATTATCATGCCGTCGATGGGCGTGCCTGGCACGGCATTGGTGCCCCAAGCCAAAGTGTACTTCCGAGAGGTATCAACCCCGTTGCCGAGTACGCTCGCCGCCGCCGTTGCGCCGCCTTGAGCGAAGAAATGATTATCGGCGACGGTCTTAGGCGCCGTGACCGCGCCGTTGGCCAAATCCGTTGTCCCTCCGGTGCCCGTGACAGTAAACGTCGGCTGGCCAAGCTGATTCAGCTTCGGAATCGTCACCGTTTCGGTTGAGGCGAACTGTTTTCCCGGCGTTACTGTTACACTGAAACTCATACGTAGCTCCCCGCTCTGGTTTGCTCGACGCCGAATTCAAGCCGCGAAGCGATCACACGGACTCGCCCCGTGATATTGATGATTTTGCCCTGAATCATTCGGCCATAGATACGCTGGACTTTGGCCGTCTCGCGAATTTCCTGATGGAGATCGAGTCGCACTCCGCCGGGCGTTGTGTCAAGGCGTATTGAAGGCGAAGTCTGCGCTGCGCCATCATTCCCCAGCGCCAGCGAATAATCTAGGCTGTACTTGTCATTCCAATCGCCATTGATGTTCGTGAGGTCTTGGCGCGGTCGGTCGAATGGCCGGAAGAAAATCCCCCGATCCTTTGTCGTCTGATTGATGTGCGTGAATTGCGCGTTCGCACCCTGGGCAATCAGGATGAGCGAGTAGTTTGGGTTCCACGATTGCACGTCGAATCCGAACCACAACGATTGGAGCAATTCCTTCTCCGGGGATTGATAGCCGCGAGTGACGATGTAGGAAGTGATTTGGGCAAGATTGACCTGCGTGACTTTGGCCCATGTGCCTGTAGTTACTACATTTGGGAGAAGTCCGTTAGTGGAAGAAAATCGAACAGCTTGAAATCCAGTGAGATTATCCAGAGTACCGCTGCCATCAATGAATCCTGTAATGGTAGTATTAGGAGCCGTGAACACTTGGGTTGGACCGCCGTAGCCGGAAACCAAAGCTGCGCTAAAAAGATTGCTGGCGGCGTCGGGCCGATTGTCAGCCCCCCATGTGGCGGGCGAGGTATTTCCAATCGCATTGGCGGCGGTCACAACCGTACCAGAATTTATTTGAATCGTGTTTCCAACTGCTGGAGTAGCCGTCACCCGTACCTCGGTATATGGGACGGCAATATCGTCCTCATACCCTTCCTCGTAAAGACGGAAAAATCCGTCCGAACCGATAAAAAATAGACGCTGTTTCCCGTTATATTTCGTTTGAACCCATCGTGTGATGCTGATTCCCTGTCCATTGTCCAGACCTGACCATGCTCCGCTTAGGAAATCGTACACCAGGACAGCATTGTTCACGCCCTTGTAAAGTCTCTGAACTGTACCTCCAACGAAATTTACCGTTAATGTCTTAAGCGTAATCGTGGTGCCTTGAGCCGTAAAATCAATCGGCGATTGCACTGCTGATGCCACGAGGGTAATCACTTGGGTGCCATTGGTTAAGGAAAGATCGCTACTGCCAGGGATTACATTCGGCGTCCAACGGTATGTCTGTCCGGCAATCAGCCCGGTGAGAATAGAATTCTGAGAAACGTCCGTTGTTAATAAAGTTCCAGCCAGATCGGGTCCGAGGATTTCCGCATCATCCAACGGCACCGCCAAATAATACCGATTGTTCCAATACGCGGCCTGGGCATTGCCAGCGTAGCGCCAGTTGATCCGATTGATGAGCGGCTGGATCGGATCGCTCACAGGCAGAACCACGCCTTGAATCTTATTGAACTCAGTCTGGCGCAGCGACATCACCCCAAGCTCGGAAAGAAACCAAAGATCGGGGCCGACGTGCGCCACAGTCTCCGGCGCGATGAGTCCGAAAAGCCCGGTGATCTGGTCCTGCTGCGTCGCGGCCAGATTGCCGTACACGTTGTAGATCGCATAAATCGAGTGGTCTTTGAACGCGATGAGCGTCACATCGTTGAACTTGTGGATGCTCACCAGCTTATCGGCGCTGCCTTGGGCCACGCGGAAATCCTGCAAGGCCGGAAGATAGCGCGTGTAATCGCCAAAATCGCTCACGCTCACGGTGTCGTCGGATTGAGGCAGAAATAAGCGGTTGTTTTGGAACAGGCTCCGCTTCACTTTCGGGATCGTAAGCGTGCCCGTCCCTGATGTCGTTTGGGATACGGTTGTCCAGGAACCGAACACGTTCGTTAATTGCAACGTGTCTTGCGTCTCGTCCTGGTGCAGGAACAGTACATTGAATGCCTGAGTGAAAGTGCACGGCAGAAGCACGGAAACACCCGGAGGAAGCGGCATCAGAATGGGCACATTATTCGGCGAGGTGTAGTACAGATTCCCGTCCGCCGCGATGATAACGTACTCGCGTTTCGTCACGGGGTCCGAAAACACTCCACTGCCATAGATCGTGCCAAAAGCGACAGTTCCTTGCGCTTGCGCGTGGCCCTGCTGCGTCGCGCTGCTGCCGGGATCGCTCGTCATTGGGCCGTACGTGAAAACAGTGGGTGACGTTACCGTAACGGCGAAAGTGCCGTTATATTGCGATGGCGTCGCCCCGGTGATCGTTACCGTTTGGCCGCTGAAAAAGCCGTGATTGGCGAAACTCGTGAAGGTTGCTGTCACCGTAACCCGCGTAATCGAGGTAGAATCTGCCGCTGTGATCTTGCTGCCCCACGGCATGTTCACGATGCCAAGCCGCGTCTCTGCGACGCCGTGATCGAAGCGCATGTTTTGGGCGTCGGCTGCATAGCCCTTTTCCAACAGATGCGGTTCAAGCCGCATATTTACGCCTTTCCAGCCGACATCGCCGTCGATCTGCGCCGGTTCATCCAGGTTGCCGTATTTTTCAAATCGCGCCATTAGGGTAAAATATCCAGTCGCATCCGGTAAAATGCCTGTTGCTGCGACGCCGTGATAATCGGCAGTTTCGTCTCCGAAAAGTCAGTCCACGGCCCAATCACGTCCGGCGAGTATTGGAAAACCGCGCTAAGTTTGATCGTAATATTCGTCGGTGTTCCGGGAAAGATAATTGCGCTTGCAGATGGGCTCCTTGGGCTTTCCAGCCCGACGGCATTCGTGGCCGTCACGGAATAGATATGGAACCCGGAAAGGACGTTCGTAATGACGACATTGGTGGTACCGGCGCGGAAGACTTGGGTCCAATTCGTTCCGAATTGCTCGTACACGATCCAACCAGTCGCATTGTCAGCGGGCGGGTCCCAAGCCACAGTCACGGTTGCCGCCAACCCTTTTTGCAGAAAAATTGCCGCGGCCAAAATTGAAAAGAAAAGTTTCATCTCGCTCATTCAAAAGCTTGAGTTGTCCCGTTGTATTTTAAAATCACGCCAGTCGATCCCGCGTCGCCCGCCGTGCCGTTTGTGCCGCTGCCGTTTCCCGTGCCGAGTGCTCCCCCTGCCCCGCCCGCTACAGTGATCGTGCCGACAGTGATGACATTATAGGCGAGATAAATCACACCCCCGCCGCCACCACCCCCACCCCCACCACCGCCAGCGTTGGCGTTCGAGGCATTGCCACCCGCGCCTCCGGTTGATCCGGCGCTGGAAATTGTGCCTGAACCGTTACTGATCGTTGCGGCAAAAATCATGGTAATGCCGCCACCAGTCCCGCCACCGCCGCCACCTCCGCCTGCTGCCGCGCCATTGCCGCCGCCTTGACCCCCGCCACCCCCGCCAGTACCACCCATGATGATCGTGCCACCCGCGAGCAAGTGCTGATTTAGAGAGCGGAAGACGCGGATCGTTGTCAAAGTGCCCCCCGCAGATGTGCCGCCACCGGCTCCGCCACTTCCCGTACCACCGCCACGGCCTGTGCCACCCTGTACTCCCATGTTGTTGCTCTGGGCGCTGCCGGCCGATCCGGTGGCGCCGACGCCAGTATTGGCTCCCCCTCCACCACCGCCACCGGCACTGGCCCCGCCCACTTCGGTGCTGCTCAGAGCCGCGCCGCCGGAACCTGCCCCGCCAGTCGCCCCGCCTGCACCACCACCAGCCCCCATGTTTTGAACCGTGCCGTTATTGAGGACTGTGCCTGTGCAGAACATCCTGAAACCTGCCGTCTTGATCGTCACCCCGTTGTTGATCGTGATGGATGAACAGAAAATCGAACGGGTCATCGTATAGACGTTCGCCACCGGGGCCATGCCGAGGATGGTAGCTGCCCCGTCGAATGTGACTGCACCATCCGAACCATCTCCAAACCAGCCGGACTGCAAGGCGAGGGCACCAGGCAATCCCGTAACGTCCGATTGCGCGATACCGCTTCCAACCCCGCCGATCAGCGCAATGCGTTTGAAGTCGGAAGATGTGGCTGTCGCCAGGGCGATATAGACATTGCTGTTCGTCGTATCGACAAAGTGCTCGCCCACATTGAGCGGGGCTACTGCCGGAGCGGCAGTGCCGGTTAAATTGAACAGGGCCATTATTCGTTCGTCATCACGTTGCCCTTGCTGTCGGTCATCACATTGGCATTGGAATCAACCATAATGGCGTTGTAATTGATCCGGTTCCAAGACTGGTCCCCGCGCAAGAAGCTCGCCGTTGAAGCTGTGCCGCTTCCAAGCGTTTGTGTCAGCACGAGGCCATTGCCGTCCAGTCCGGCATAGCCATTCGGCTGATTTTTATTTAGCGTTTTTTCCCCAGCCGCCAAATCGGGCACCAAACCGGCTACATCCGATTCAGGATGCATGTGCGCGAGTGGGACACGGGCGTCTGAAAGGCGGGGATCACCCGTGCCCACCCCTCCGAAAAGCTGGAATGCCTGAGCGCCGTTGACTACGGTAATCACGGCGAAGTCGAGGATGCCTTGGAAAGTATCGCTCACTTGACAGGCTGGGCCGGTAATGCTGGCAGGGAATTAGTGGACGCCGGATTTCTCCTGTGAAAATCAGTCGTTCCGGTCCACGGATTGACGTTGTGGAAATCGACTTCCGCGTTGTCATGCGCCAATTCGCGCACGGTGCTGGCGCAGCCGCTAAGCAGCGGCATAATGCCCAATGGGATTAGTAGCAGTAGTTTTTTCATTTTGTCTTTTCTCTTTGTTCTTTTCGGATTGTCCTGAGTTCCTGAAGATCATTTTCTGTCTGGCGTTCCAGAAAACCTTCTAGTTTAAGCATCTTGGCCATAACCCCTTGAGTTTCTTTGATCGCTTGCTCATGGCGTGATGCCGAAACTGAATCAAGGCCCTTGATCCCCTCCTTGGTTGTCTCCATTGCAAGCTGAAACTCACGTTGCAACTTGATGTCCAGCATATCCGTGGTGCGGCGCATGTCGGTTTCAGCCCTGGCAATTTGGCGTTCTGCTTCGGCTTGATTTTTGTCCATCTCTCGATAAAAGGAGAACGCAACCGAGCCTCCGATGGTGCCGATGATGGCGATGATGACCATTGCCAGTTGGAAATTGGGTTTGTCGCGGTCACTGATCTTATCCCGGACTTCATTAAATCCAACCGTGATGGACTCGCGCAAGCCATCGACGGCCTTGGCCAATACAACGATTTGCTGCGAGTTTTGCTGGGATTGAGCAAACACCTCAGCCAGTTGGACTTTTGAATTCGTCGTGTCTTGCGCCATTTATTCTTCAGTCCCCCAGATCGTGCCATTGAGAACGCAAAGTGCTGGACCGGTAGCCGTGAGGGCATTATCAGCGGCTGCCGATAAAATTCCATCTTCGAGATCAAGCGCGATTGCCACTCCAACAGCCGTGCATGGAATGATGAAAACGGTGCTTCCGCCCACGCCATCCTTGAGGACAATATTGCCCGCTGCCACTGTCATGGTCAGATAACCGCCCATCAGCCTGAATTTAGTGCCTATGGTTGGCACCCATATTTTAGTCTCTGATGAGATTAAGATTGCGGTTATAGGTTTGAAAATTCCTGCGCCCATAATTATTCCTCGGTCCAGACAAGCCCAATGCTCAAGGTTGTTCCCGCCGTTGCCGCCAACGGAACGCTCGGTGTCGCCGTGCTCATGAATGAGATTGCAATGAGATCGGCAAGCGTGTTGCGGAGCACAATCGGCTGGGCAATCGTTCCGAAATCCCAAATCATCGGTGCAATTGTCGATGAAGCCGCTGGCGTCGTGAACGTAATTTGTCGAACGTCGATGTTTCCGATGAGCGTTCCAAGAGCCAGCAATGTCCCGCCAGTGACAGCAATCGGCGAAGCCACGCTCGCAATGTTCTGCGCGTCCAATGGAACCGCCGTCATGGAGGCCGTCACACCGGCAGTGTACGTGGTGAGGGTGGATCGCCTGATTATACCCACAGCTTGAACGGCGGCAGCCGTGGCGGTACCGCTGATGATGAGTCTCACCAGGCGGATTGTTTTCGTGGTGAAACCTTGAAACGTGAAAATATCTCCGGCAAGTGCAACGGGTGTAAAGGTGACGCCGCAAGCATACGTATTGACGGTATTTGCCGGATAATGCGCGACAAGCTGTCGTCCAGATGGATCGACCGTTATTTCGCGCCGCTCCTGTAATCCCAAGGCGACGCCTTGAATCGTGGCTGTGGTAGGAGAAGGCGTGCTTGATAGAATGTAAGTGAAACTACCCGCGCTTATCCAGGTGAGCACTCCACGAGTATTAAACACGTCTGGGGCCGCGCCTGTAATCTGCACCATCTGTCCCGGATAAAACCCATGCGGGGATGCGCTGGTAAAAGTCGCCGTCGTTCCGCTGGCCGTAAGGCTGATTGAAGTTACCGAAGGAGTAGGACTCGCCAAGCGGCCCTGAATGTTCACGTTCATTAAACCCATAATGGTCCTTTATCTTGTTCTCACCAAGGCTCGCGGAGCTTGGCGCTGCACCCCCGCCAAAATCTGCTGCTGATATTCCAAGCTCGTGTCGGCGCGTTCCTCGGCCACACCGGCCTTCTCGTCCTGACCGTCGCCCCGCAGATAGTCAGCCCAAGCGCCGTAGATCAGATAACGTTGGAAAATAAGCGGCACATTGGTTTTGCTGAATTTGGCGGCAGCGGAATCTGGCATGTCCCCCGCAGTTGTATCCGACACGATATCATAAAAATTCGCCACCGTCGTAGTTGGTGGAACCTGCCTAAGCCCATTGTAATAAATCTGGTCCACCCCACCTTTGTAGGCTTTCGTGGAATCGAATGTATCTCCAAATAGCCGGATAGTCCTGATTTTGAACGTCACCCATGCGAAATTCGTAGGCGATGTGACTTCGACACCGTTTTCCGTAAGAAACCAGTTTAATTCGTTGCCCTTGGTCGTCAGGCGGGGGCTGGCATCGGCAACTTGGAGCACCATTCCAAGCGGGGTTTTGCCGGTTTGCGTGTAATCAATGAACCGGATGAATTCGGTCAGGACTCCCCATTTCGTAGTGTCGGTGGGCAGCACGCCCATCACCGGACCATTGTAAACGCTGTACGAACGGTCCGTATTCGGGTAATAGGCTTCGTCGCCGTTGTTGTATGTGGTAGTCGCGCTGTAAGCGTTTTGCGAATAGGCGGTTTTGGAGTCATGCCAGGCGGTGGTGTTCGTTACCCCGTTTGCATCAGCGGGCAATGTTCCTCCGGGCGACTGCGCCAGCATTGATTGATAGTACTTCGTCGTCTGCGGATAATAGATTTCGCTGGCAGTCGTCAACGTCGGGGCGGCGTACGAAGCCGTAGTGGAATAAAGATCGCGGTAGTACCGTTTCTCGGTGCGAATGAGGTCTGGCCAAAAGCCCATTTCCCACGCCGTTTGAAGGCGTTTGTCCAGATAATCCCGGAGCGCGAGGAAATCCAATATGGCGATATTGGTCCGGTCAAGACCGAGCAAATCAGCGCACTGAAGGATCAAATCGCCAGCATTAACAGTTCTCATTACAGCCACAGAATCCCCCTCGCTTGACAATGTATTCTGGAAGGATTATATTCTGTTCCATGAATAAATGCTCGATTGACGGATGCAGTAAGAAAATTAAAGCGCGAGGATGGTGTTCTACACACTGGGACCGATGGTACAGGAATGGAAATCCATTGCGGATTATCTTTCCAAGAAGCAAAACTGGAATGTGTTCGGTTCTCGGCTGTCGCGGAAAGCATATCGCCCGCGGGTTTTGCAGTAAGCACTGGCAGAGGTTTCGTAAGTATGGTGATGCAAATACGAACTTGCGTCCAAACCGATTCCGAGGGTTTACGCTCAAGGAAGGATACCGAATCCTCTGTTTGAATGGGAAACGTACCGCTGAACATCGGCATCTTTGGCAGAAAAAGCATGGGCCTATTCCCAAAGGTTTCTGTATCCATCACAAAAATGGCAATCGTCAGGATAATCGCCTTGAAAATCTGGAACTGATGGAATGGGGAAAGCATACCACGCACCATCACACGGGAATGAAGCGAGGTTCCGAAATGAGGGCGAAACTTCGCAAGTATGCCCTGAACAGACCCGCGAACCATAATCGACTCATCGCCGTGGAGGCTGTTAAAAGAGCCGAATCCAGAGCGAGGAATGGACTTGGACAGTGGGTTTAGGTGCGCGGCCATTAGTCGAACCTCCACCAAAGCGACAACCGAATCCCAAGCCACTCGAAATTCGTGCCTGAGCCGCCCTGACCGCCAAAATTGAGAGCATATGGTTTCCACCGGAAAGAACAGAATTGTAACTTAATCGGCAGTCTCATTTCGCCGCATTCCTCCCAAAATCTTCACCATAGCTTTTGCTATATCTTGGATGTGGCGGCAGCCATCCAACTCGATTTGAATTTGGAATGACTCGAACTTTTGTTTCCGGGAAGTTTCTGGCCAGCCAGCGGTGATTGGCTTTGTCATTCCAAAATCCGCGTCCTTCTTTCCTCAGCCATGCCTGATAGACAATCGGATCAATGGCAAGTGTTGGTTGGCCAAGATCATTAACCGGATGATGTTCGCCCACGATCCCAGGCAACCGGCGCTGATTCTTTTCGGCTTCGATGGCAGCCATCGCATCCTTGGCAAAAGCACCCTGGCGAAGTTCATGGATGACTTCTTCCGGGATGCCAACAAATTCCAGCGGAATGATGTCGGACATCGCTTTAGGGGCGTCCCCGCCGGTTGAACGGGGACGCTTTGAGTCGCTTATGCCGCGCTCGGCATCGAGTCCGTGTCAACCCGGTTCATGTTGAACAGTTGCAGGTAGAAGTGCCATTCGCCTGCTGTCAAACCGGCAATGGTGCCACCGCCGGTAATCGTGATGAGCAAGTCGATTGCATTTGTCGCGGTGGTGTTTATCACCGGCTTCACTGATAATGCGTTATCTGTTACCCAACCGGCAGTTAGAATCGACGTGGCGGCTGCCAGAAGCTGAACGCCAGCCGCCCCGAAGCCTGCTTGGGCAACAAATGTCGTGAGCGTTCCACCAGCGGGCGCAGTAACGACGTTGACGCAGAAATCGCCGCAACGAAAACCGGCAGGCAAGCCATTCGTGTCCGCCGTCTTGTTTAGAGATGGATAGATTTGGAAGGCAGTTCCGCTGACAAAGTTTGCACTGTTGATGTCGGTGGACTTCAGGATGATGCGATGAGTGAAGCCAACAAATGCGGCTTCATCGGCGGAAAAAGGTACAATGGTCATGGTCTTATTCTCCTTGGTTTACGTTCTGGTTGCAGTCGGTCGGTTTTGTCCGCCAGAAAGCGGGTTTTTGCAAACCAAGCAGCACACCGCATCCACGAGGGCACGCGGGCCACCGCCCATATCCGGCAGACGCATCACGCGGGGAGCGCGATTGAACGTCAATCCCAAAGCCTCAATCGGGAACACGAACATACGCGATGAATCGCCCGGCAACGCATTGACTGCCGAAGTCGTGAGGACATTTAGCAGGAGGCTCGGGTGCAGTTCCACGGTGTTGAAATCACCCTCGTAGAACATGATATTGTTCACGACCTTCTCGGTATCCAATCCGGCGGTGTACGCACGAACACCAGCCCAGGTTGATGTACCGGCAGCAACACCGTACGTGGCTTGCGCGCCCGTGAAGTTGGTAATCGCGGCCTTGTGCCATGTTCCGAGCAGAGCAATCAGGTTTTCGCGTCTGCCATAAAATCCAAAGATGGATTTCAGCAATGGCCGAAAATGAACGTCCTCGATGTACGCTGTGTTCTGAGTTGCAACCGGATCGGTCCTTACCGAAGCTGATGGCGTTCTGAAATTTGAAGGCACTTGAGCGGCATCGGTGGCATTAGTGTAAGTGGTCCCGAACCAAATTCCCAACCCGCGCGTGTTGTAAGGCGTTGACTGGGATGTTTCTGCCTGCCCGGAATTGTCGGAACAAAGGGTCGCTTCGATGTCGCGGGAGATTTCCTCCAATTTCTTGTCGATGGAGCGGGCGAGTTCGCCAGCTTTTGCCCCGGCAACATTGCTGACATTTTCAGCCAAATCCCCGACCATCGCTGTCCGGCGGAATTTCTGACCATAATTTTGAAGCAGCCCCCGGTTGACCGCCGCGTTTTCGTACGTGTCAACGTCTTGGCCGTCTGCCACACCTGCCGTGATTGGCGTTGCGTAGAGGTCGGCCTGCCAGTTGACCAGCATGTTTTTTTGATCCGGGAGTTTTGGGATCATCGCCAGAAGGGGTTTTTCCTTCATGTCGATGAGTGAAATGAAATCGCGCAAGTCCTCCCGTTTACCGACTTGATTGATCTCGACAAGTTGAGCCATAGACTACAATTTTTCTAGCGCGGAACTTCTTCCGCTGAGGTCGTCGGCCCAATCAGGCCGTTGCCCTCGTTGAGTTTGTCCTGTAGCCACTGCACTCTCGTCTCTCGATCATTGCTCAACAGAAAATCCTTCGGTTGAACCGAGGTCCCTGATTTTCGTCCGGCATTCGCCGGAGCCGCCCCACCTGTTTTGACCGGAATCTTCACTGGCACGGCTTTCGATTTGGTCGGTAGTGTCGGTTTAACGACCGCTGCCGGTGCTGCTGCCTGTGTACCGCGCCCGACTTTGGCTGCGGCGATGTGCGCCGCGAGCAGGGGCCAATTGGGCTTATTGAAAAGCTCTGGATTGGCGTCCAGTTCAGCCTTAGCCGCCGCGTATAGTTTAGTCCGACCATCTTTGATTTCCGGATAGAGTTTCACCGCCTCAGCCAGATTGGTCTGGTATGAAGCGAAGAATTTCTGTTCCGCCTGCTGTGCCCCAGTTTTTACGCTGGTGAGGTACTCGATCATATTTCCCGGCGTGAATTCTTCCAGCCTGACGTTTTCCTGTCTGAGTTGGCGTTCAGCATATCCAGGATCATTAGCCGCGATGGCCGCGAGGCACATTTCGGCCTTCTGACGAGCGCGTGAGGCCGGATGCTCCGGCACATTGACCGGCCCGGCATCAATTGTTCCATGTGGAACATCTTCCGCCGTTTCTGCTGGAATCGTGGCTTTTTCGGCAAGTTTGGCTTCCAGTTCTTTGGTTTTGGCCTCTGCGACAGCGGCTTTCGCCTCTGCGGCTTCAACCGCTTCCTTGGTCTTGGCCGTCATCTTGCCAATGCGCCGGTTCAGGATTTCCTGAACTTCGGGCGCAAGGGCCTCGTGTTCCTCGGCTTCCGGCTCCAGGACTGCTTCCGCTGCCGGAATTTCCTCCACAACGGGCGGTTGATCTTGAGAAAGAGCTTCGGTGACTGTCTCCGCAACTGGTTCGGCATCAGCCGTTTCAGGTGCAGCCGTTTCGGTAACAGTCGGTGGCACATCGTCCTGGGAGGCATAAGCCGCCATCGAACTGGTGTACTGGCGTGACCTGTTAATCACGTCCGCCACGGTTGTTTTCTTCGGGGTATCCGTTGCCCCGGCTGTAGTACTGGCCATTGCTTTAACCTGCAAAGTCGGTCGCCCGGACAATTTACGTCCGTGCATGTCCAATGGGGCCGGAATGAGAAATCTACAAGAGAAATTAACCGGATTGATCGGGTACGGAGCGGAAGTGCCCGCCTAATGCGAGCAGTTGAGATGCAGAAGCTTAAGGAGTTCGGTTTTGACTATTCGGCGGTCGGAAACGCCCGGAATAAGGACAATTTGGATTTTTGAGGCGCGAAGGAAATCGAGATATTTGCGCTCGGCAATGCCGGTAAGGCGCAGCACATCCTGGCGCTTCAAGAGCGGCGGCAAATCGTCAATTTGCTTTTGCGTCATTCGCAGTTTTCTCCACAGACTGTTTGTGCAGCAAAAAGAATTGATGAATTATTTCATCGGCACAACCTTCACATAAAAATGGTTGTGGTTTGAACCCAGTTATTCGACCAATGCTGATTGCTCCCCACCATCTTTGTTTCCCTTCCAGCCATTCAAAGTTCTGGCTATGCTTATACGCACCGATCGAATCCATCAATTCTCCGCAACGATCACAAAAATCCTTGGTCACTTCACCCTCCTTGTCGCCGCCGCCCGGTCGCGGAGATCGAAGAACTTCTCGCGCAACTGCATCGCATTATCAAGCGCCCCGGCATTGAATTGCAGAATTTCATTGGACTGGCTCCCGACGCGCACGATCTCCACGGCATTGTTCACCCCGGCATCAAGGACCGCTCCAAGCGCCCGCCAGATGGCGCTCTCCGGCTCGAAGGCGCTGAACGCTTCGTAGATTTGGGCGTCAGTCATGTTGGTCTTTATCCCATTCGCCGCGAGCATCCCAGCCGATTTTCATATACTTTTTCTCATCACTGGGAATCCATTGATTTCGATTTTCAGGAATCTGAGATTTAAACCATTCCTCGAATTCATCTTGTTTCGGGGGCGGCGCATCGAGGGGTTTCCACCAACGAATTGGGGTAATTGGATGGTCAGAATACCAAACTAAAGCAAATACTTGGTTATCTGAAGCACTGATGCACTGAATGGATTGGCCTTCTTTCGGCTTCTCCGAACTTGGTCTCCATTCCTGGACTAGCCCCATCTTCCCAGCCATCAGGAGGTCCGCACACTCACCACAAATGCCGCTGTGAAGTTCTCGCAATTCTATTTCTACAGTATGGGCACAACCCTTACGCAGGCATTTGTAATTTGCGGTGTGGATCATATCTGGTAATCCTCCGGCGTGGGCATTAGATATTGAATGCCGCGAGTGAAGTAGGGCGGTTCCGGTTCTTTCCAGTTTTCCAGGAAATCAGTGTAGGTTTTCAAGTCCGCTGCATTCAAGCCAGTCATCCCGTCGATTATATCAAGATGGGCCATTGTGGTTATTTGAGTTTCAGAGAACTTAGGCCGGTTTTTGGATTCCGAAATCATGCTGCTTGACCTATTTGTGATTGTTGTGGTGATTTAATACCAGTGATTCCGGTGATTTTGTTGTTTTGTTCCTGCACCCCAAACTGGATGTTAGCCATATATTGCCCAAATCCATTCGAGAAGAAAGGATCGGGTGGGTGCTGGCCGATGCCAAGCTGCTGAATCATCTGCGGCGGCAAGGGTTGTCCGGCGATTTGCTGCAAGAGCTTCGGATCGAGCGCCTGCATGTATTTCGGGTTGGACATGACGATCTGTTTGGCCATCTGCATCCGGCTGGGCGCAGTGGCGTCATTTTTCATGTCGCGTATATTCGGGGGATTGCCCAGGAACATGGCCATGATGTCGTCGCCGACTTCCTTCATCGTCATCGCGTTGCCGATTTGCTCCGGCTGAACGAGTTCGCGGGCCATCATCGGGTCAATGGCCCTGGCAATCCAGCTTGTGAGCTTGTTCCCATTGATGACATTGCCCTGATCCTGCATTTTGACCTGGGAGAGCAATTTCAACTTCTGCTCGAAAGTTTCCGGGTTGAGATGGCTAATATCATAGTGTAAAATAAAGTCCAGTTCCGCTGCCTGCGAGTCGCTACGATTTGAGACTGGCATCCGCGTCACTCGCTCGATTAGTTCAGGAGCAAATCTGTGTGAAAGTTCGTAAGCCTGCTGGAATGCTTGTCCCCAAGCCGCCAAGAAACCGCGCACGTCGCGTTCGATCTTTGATTGGTTCACCGCCGGTGGAACGTCCTCCGAGAACTGGCCGAAATAGCGATGATTCTTTCGGTCCAAGTATTCCATGAATTCGATGGCTACGGGCAATCCGCCAGTCGGAAGCTGCAAAGGGGTCGGCTCACGCCCTTTTTGACAGGAATTTTGCGCGAACGGCGTCATATCGTACCGCTGCATCGGATTGCTCTTGGGCACAAATAGGGGAGGGCCAACCGAGACGTTCGTATGGTCAACTACGGCATCGTGCATCACTTTTTGTTCGCGCTGCTGCGTGATAAGAATCTCAGAAACTCCGCGAGTCGCGACGAGTTGCCGGTCGAGATGTTCGCGTCGGGAAAGAACAATTGGATACCCGTTCGACTGGGGATAATCAAGCAACCCATGTTTAGCATACGCCCGACTATTGTGGACTGACGCGATTTCACCCCCTGAGAAGGTGCCATATTTTCGGCTCCGTTTGACTTTCGTGGTTTTTTTGGTGTCATCAGTGATATATGGACTGTAGATGGTGTAATAAACCGAAAGCACTCCGTTCTGGTCGATCTGCTTCTGATAGGAGCAAAGAATTTCTATCATCTCGGTCTGCTGTTGCAGCCAACCCCATTGCGAGATAGAGGTTGTGATCGCCATGCCAACGTCGCTGTAGTTCCATACGCTCGTGCGGCCTTTGGTCTTGAGCGCGAGTTCGACAAATTCCTCATCCCATTCCTGCGCGAGTACCTTGGCCATCAAGAACGCTTCCGTCATGTGCCAGCGGATCGTCACCAGCCTGGAATTCTGGAAACCGGCAGTGTCCGTGGGAACAAAAATGTCTCGCCACGGCTTGAGGGCCATGATACTGGGTTGATTTTTGCACAGGTAAGGAAATGGAATTTCTGTCTCGCCGTGATCGCGCAAGTCATCCACAAATTGTCCGGCGCGTTTAGCTGACAGATTAGGCAAATCATCCTCAGTCATGCGTTCCGGCATGGTGTTCATCACGTAGGTCCGGTAGAGAAACTGCATGAGGTCCACGGCCTGCTTCCGCATGTCCGAATTTTGAATCGCCTGTGGGAAAACTGAAAGCACGGAGATAATCTGGCGCTGCTCGTCGCTCATTTGCGCCTGTGGGGCTTGCGAAACCTGCTGCGCCGTGGCAATGAGTTCATCAAGCTTAACCGTCTTGCTCTCGTAACTCACTTCCCGGTTCCAGAGGATGTGCAATCCAGCCCAGCCGTACCAGCGCCGGTATTGGCTGAACAATTCGACTTCTTCCTCAAGCTCGGCCCGCAACTTCACGTCGCGGAGCCACGAAAGGAACATAGTTGCCTGGCCAGCGTCATCCAGTGCGTTTGGCGTGATGTTAGAAACCTTGAGGTCTGCCCGCCAGAAAGCCGTAGTGTCGATGGCGACGCCTTCATTGATAATGTCGTCGGCCATGTAAACGCGGGAATCGTTCGCGCCTTCAAATGGCACGGCGGGCTGGCCTTCCGCGAGTTGGTTGTCGTGCTTCTTGCCATCGTCGGATTGGCCAGGCCAACGGTTCAGGCGGGTGTCTTCGGCGACGCGAATCCTCGACCAAAAATCTCCACCCGTGCCAGACCTTCTAAACTCCCTGCATAGCCAGTCTATATCTGGCTCGTCCGAGGCTATCGCCTTATTTTCAGGATCGTCTAACATATCTAGCCTTAATTCAATTTTGCAAAGTTACCGAAGTACTTTATCGCAGCCGCATTGTAAGCAGCTTTGGCTTCATCAAGAGTGTCGAACCTTCCAAGATGAATATGTTTTCGATCCACGGTGATATGGGCTGCATATTTATTTCTACTCTTGTCTCAATATGCGCCTTTTACAGCAAGCTCATTATTCTTGTTAGAACCTCGGTTCCTAAGATTTTCAGCCCGTGTGGCCAATCTCAGATTAGCCCGTCGATTGTCTAGTCTGTTGCCGTTCTCATGGTCGGTATCCATTCCTTTCGGAGGATTCAGAATCTCCCGGTGCATGTAAATCTTACGGTACTTCCTGGCTGTTCCGTACGGCGTGATCCGTTCCCGCCGGCTGGCATATCCGCAGTCATACTGCCACCTCCACTGCGCCAGCCGCTCGAAATCGTCGTCATCGACCACGGCAACGCGGCCTTGGGTAAGTTCAATGCATTTCATAATGCTTTTGGTAATCAGGCGCAATCCCATGTTTGCGAGCGAGATCAACAAGCCGGTTAAGCCATTCCTGGGCGTCAGTTTTCAGTGCTTCTCGATCCTCTGGGCTATCCATTTCGACAATGATTCTCGCCGGCCAATAGAGTTCTTGTCGAAGTATCTCTCGGTTATCAAGCATAAATTCCCATCCCCAAATTTGGCCTTGGGTATTCCTTGGTTTGATTTGCTTCGTTTGCCAGCCTGTCCATCGTTTTTTGCGCTTCTGCTTTGAGTTCTGCCAAGGCGGCATCATCCTTCACGGCGAGGATTTTCTGCGGCCAGAAAGCCTGGCAATCAAGATCAACTCGACCCAATGGAATAGTTTGAAGCATCTTAGTACGTCGCCCCCTTCGCAATGACATGGTTCCCAACGCTCTGTTCAATTTCCATCATGGCGGCGTAGCGACATAAATCAATTGGATCTTTCGATGCACCTTTCTGTCCGTCCTCGCCTGTCCAAATCTTGAGGCAATCAATGAGATTCTGGCAGCGTTCGGAGACATAGAGCATCGGTTCATTTTGAATGGCGCAAATTGGTTTTGAATCGTCATAAGCCAGCCATTTTTCGAGCGCGATTATCCCTTCTTTGATGAGGTCTTTGCCTTCGCGCCCGGCGACTGGCTCGATAAAGAGCGGGTTTTCGCCGTCCGCGAGCATTTCGATGACCGTTGTCCCGCCTTCCTCGGTGATACGACTTGTGTTGCCTGATCGCGGGTCGCCATATCGGAGAAAAATTTGCTCAGTTCGTGCAATCGAGGATTGCCGATTTCCATCCTCGTTTCCTCCGTTCGTTCCGGTTGCCAATGTCGAAGTTTCCAGTTCCACCACAAGGCGTTTGTAGTCGTCAATTCCATAACCAAGACTTTGTTGCGCCGGGCCTCTGGCTCCATCCGGTTTCTCACTGGGGAGCACCCATTCACCGAAGTTTTGCTGGTCCGGCCATTCACGATAGACGAATATACGCGGTTTGTCCCCGATTTGGCAAACTCTAAACCAGAGCATCGCCCAGTTCCGGTTCCAGGCGAAATCGACGAAATGAAAATTGGTTCCCTGCTTGGGGATGTCCTCATGGCGAATGATATTATGCTTGCCGAACTTGGCGAGGGCCGCGCCGCCGGTTTTCCGTGTTATGCCATAGAGCCGGATAAGTATTTGATCTGTCGAGTGTGTAATCCATTTGGCACGTAAATCTTCGTAGTCGATATAGGGATTGTGCCGTGCATGAAAAAAGATCGCATGATGCTTGGGCCTAAAGCATTCGAGAACATAGGGAATTCTTCCGGGGGAACCGCCTGGCCAAAGCTTCTGAGAGGGTACGTCCTCACATGCCTGCCATTTGACCACACGACTACCTGAAACGTATTCAGATGTAGTCTGATTCCAACCGTGGATGGGGGTAAATGTGACCAAACCCTTACCCCGTCGGTCCACAGTTCTTCCCCGCAGGGTAACAACCCAATCAAGAGGTATGATTTCATCAGCCCACCACAAATCGACTTGTCCGCCTTCGATGTCGAGGCCGTCCTGGGTGTAGAACATAAAATAGCACTCGGAGCCATTTGGAGCCACCAGCTTGGCGTCAGAAAAGCCAGTAGCCCTTTTATAGCCGATCTTCGTGATATTGTTGCGTCGCGCATATTTCCATTCCCGTGGCAAGTATTGCCAGATGAGTTTTTGTTGGTCCCTGATACTTGTGGATTCGGAGGTTGAAAAACAAAGAATGATAGAATCGGGCTTCTCGTACATCTTCTGCACAACTCGCTTTGCCGCGTAACACGATTTTCCGGAACGGTTTGACCCTGAGATTAGAATATCATCGGAGATTTTGAGCAGTTCGTCGGCATCCCGCCATTGCTCCGGCTCCCATCCAAACCAGAAAGGTTCGTCCCGCTCGTTGGCTTGTGCCTTGGCGATCTCCGCGAGCAACTGCTGGACGGTTTCGTCGCCCCTAAGCTCCCGGATTTGCAGCAGACGTTCACGCGACGGTGCTTTGATGACCGGATGCGGCTTGACGTTGAAAGCATCGAGAAGCTTGGCGAAGTGCATTGGCCGATTGAGCAGGTCCAGCGGCGAACGCTTCTTGAGGACAACCAACGGTGGCGCTTCGAGGACTTCGCTCATCTGCTTCCTCTCGCAATTTGTTTTGGCAATCGACCATATTGAAACCAAGGATGTCCAGCAGCAGCCGGAGGATGCGCCTGCACTTTCATTCCCGGTTTCAGATCGGCATTGGAAGTCACGCGACACCAAGCCGTCTGGCCATTCGGAAGAATGACTTCGATCATTTGCAGATTATGGAGTCGTGCTCGCTTGACCGTCAGGATTTCGAGTTTTACTTTGCCGTTTTTGTGGATCGGCTTGAGCGGTTCCGGCAGCTTTAGAAAATTCCGCAGCTTTTCAACGGCTTCTGGCGTATAGAGGATCGGCCCATAAGGACCACGCTGGCCTGCTTCTTCCGGGGTGAATTGCCCTTTGCGAATCGCCGCGAGCTTGGGGCGGCTGACGTTCAGTTCCTTCGCAAGATCAGCTTCGCGGACAAGATTCACGCTCGCGTTTGAGCAGGAACGGCTGGACTTGTCAAGGTTTCCCGTTCAGCCGAGATGAGCGTTAGGAATTGCTCGAAGCTGCGGACAATCTCTACGTTCCATCCGAGTCCGGTGAACCATCCGAGCATCGCTACTTGTGGTTCTGACAGTTTTCCGGTCCGTGATTTGCCTTCGATGATAAACAGCCGCGGATGGTCGGCGAAAATTATGAAATCCGGCTCGCCGACAGTTCGGTGGGCGCGGTGGGCCATTGATCCGTGAAGACAAATCCATCCACGGTGTCGGCACTCGGCGAGAATGTCCATATGCAGTTGGCGCTCGGATTCACAAGCCCCGGTGAGCGGAAGGTCGGGATCGAGTGTGCCCTTGGGCTTAGATAGACGGGCCTGCATTCGGAGGTAATCCTGCTCGGTGATCGTCATAAAACCAATCCTTGACTTGTCCGCTCCGGATCGTCAAGCTGAAAAAAGAATGTCTCTCCACAAACAGTGGCTACGAAAGAGTTCGGCTACTTTGATGTGTATGGAGTCAGAGCGCCAGAAGCGTTTCACGATCACGGATGAATTAATCCTTGCTCTGTTGGTGGGTTCAGAGCATATTGAAAACCGCAACGAAGAACGACACAAACAAACTATGGCAGCTTTACAAAACTTGACCGATGCCGTCACTGGCCTCACGAAAACCGTGGATGCGGCAGTCACCGAAATCACAACGCCGCACGTCAATGACGCGCAGGCGCAGGCGGCTGCTGATGCGGTGAACGCGCAGAGCAGTCGTCTCACAACGGCCATTGCGAGCGTGAACCCGACGCCGCCCGCACCGACGCCAGCGGTTTGATTTCTCCCGGTTCGATACGCCGGACGGGAACGGCCTCGGACCGGGTTATTTTAGTCGGCTGGTTTACCTCTCTCGGCGCATCGTCGCTGAGACGCGGGACCGTCCGAGTGTGGCGGTCCTGCACTTTGATTTGGGCATCGTGGAAATTCTCAGGCGGCAGATGGGACGGTCCGCGCCGCCAGGTGATCCGTCCACCGATATTTTCACGGTGCTCACTCCTTTTCAGCGGCGCGGTGACATGGCGCAGTAGCTTATGTCCTACTGAACGTCTGGTAATCGCCTAACGCGGACAGGCTCGTGCTTGCCTTTCGAGGCCTTCTTCCGCGCGCGGTTGATTTCAATATGGTACCATCATCTTCCCGCTGTCGGGAAAGAGATCATTCGGCTTCACCAACATCACTGGAATCGTGTATTGCCAATCCCGGCAGCACTGTCGTGTCGCCCGGTCGCAGCCTCGCAATCGACAGGCAATTCTCGCACGTCACCGGGCCGATGAAATCGACCTGCCAGATGCAGGACCATTTCGCGCCATGCGGAAAGCCGCAAATCGGAATCATGTCAAGCTGTCGGCTGACGTGGATGGAGCCAACGGGCTTATCCTCCACCATTCGGACGATCATTTGGAAGTCGGGCTTCATATTGTCGATTTCCAAAGCGCAAATGCGAGTGCATCATCCGGTTTCATTCCTTCGCGGCGTCCGACCTTGACGAAGTGCCGGAGACGAAGATGCGGTATGCCGGTCAGTTTCGCCCACGAGCGCAGCGATCCGCGCCGTTTACGTCCCTGCCATCGGGCCGACCAGAGCATGACTTTCGGTTCGCCTTTCACGGTTTCTTCGCCTCAGCCGATTTCACCAATTCCTCCACTTCCTCAGCGCACGTCTCGAACGCGGCTTTCAAGTGCTTCACGGTGTTCGGTGAGGCTTCGTGGAACTTCACCTCGATGCGCCCGGCTTTGGCACGCCAAGCTTCGGTGAGGACTCGAAGCTCAGAACATTTCACATCAGCCATTTTCTTTCCTCCATCGTTCGTCGATCAATGGCTGCAAGGCCAGTCTCAGTTTTAGAATCGCCTTGCGTTCCAACTGGTGCGCTCGTTGCCGTGAGATTCCCATCGCAACTGCCGCCTCTCCCAGCGACATGCGGGCCAACGAAGCCCTGCCGTGATGGGTGAAATAGGCTTCTTCGCCCGGAGCAATCTTGATCGTGTCGTAATCGAGCATTGACACTGGCTATTTACAAGAATAAGCTTTTCATGTCAATATGAAATTTGAACCTTGTTCAAAATGCGGCGGGACCGGAAAACAAATCGACCAGCGCGCCTTTGGAGAAGCGAAGCGAAAGGCTCGCCTGCGGGCGGGGTGGTCATTGCGAACAGTTGCGAAGCGTATGCACTTCACCGCCCCATTCATCAGCGACCTTGAGCGGGGGCGACGCAACTGGCTTCCCCACCACATCACGGCGTACGACGAGGCGTTGAAATGATCGACTACGCCGCCACTCGAAAACTCGTCGAGCGCATGAAAGCGTCCGGCATGATTAGCGCCGAGACCAAGGCGCTTATTGATGATGCCCACTTGCTGCCGCGACAACCGCCGCCCGTCACCTTCCCCGCGCTCACCGAGGCGGAACTGTTTTGGGGGATTGCGAAGCGCGTTGTTCGGAGCAGACGCGCCCCTGCTCGTCACTGAACCGGGTACGAGATCGGAGGATTCGGTATCGTGTTCGGGTTCATTTTGCATCACCTTCCTCGCTCGCGTGTTTCTACGGATGCGCGGCCCCCGTTAGGGCATACTTGCCGCTGTGTTCTGTCGGGGATCGAATGGGATGTTTTCTGGCATTTGGCATCACCTACCTTTCGGCGGCACGAGCGGGCCGGACCATTCCTCAGCACTTTTGCCGACGTGAAACCAATCGAAACTGCCCAATGGCTGCCAGCGCCAACCGCAGAAGTTATGAACCGTGACCAGCGTTCCTTTGGGACGTGGTAGCACGCAATCACGACGCCAATACGGCCCTTCTTGCTGTGGGGGTTTGCGAGTCCACTTCATAAACGATTGGCCTCCCAGGCGCAGGCATTACAGAGCCGTCCTTTTTGTATCGGCACGCCACAGTTCTTGCACTTGTGTCGCTTGCGAACTTTGCTAAGTTTGCGCGATTTGCGCGGTGGTCTCATTGATCCGCTCCAAAATAAATAGCCGACACAACTCACTTCTTCCCCTCCGCTTGTCCTGATTCTCGCAGTTTTCCTGAGATTGTCGGATTAACTTTGCCATGCTCGTCGATTTCAATGACTTGTTCATCTAACGGCCTTGGATCAGCCATGCCGGAAGTAGGATGTAATCCGCAGCCTATTATTTCTTCTGCAAGTTTTCTACATCGCTCTTGTCGCGTGGCTTCGGTCCAGGCTGCTTTAGCTATCTCTCGTCTTGTCAGGCCACTTGTAGGTGTGCAATCAATCGCGAATCCTTTCCACCACTTCTCAAACCCATCCTCCTTCGCTGGCGGCCTGAATGGTGTCCAGTGGGTGAAACCAAGAATCATTCTATCTTTTGGCCATTTAAGCCTTTGAGTTCTATCTCTTACTTCGTCGTGAAGCAACACATCCTGCCCAACCTGCGGCGGTCCGTCAGCGATGAATGATTTCCACGAGTCGGCGGTCATGCTTTCTTCCAGTTATGGTCCAATCGGTCCCAAGTAGTATCAGTCATATGTTAAGTTTCTTCAGCAGCCGATGGACGGCGCGCCAGCCGTGGGTGTCGGACCATCCTTCAAGAGAGATTCCAATTAGAACAAGGGCCATGCGAGCCTTGGAGGCTTTGCCACTCGATTTTGACGGCGGATAGCACTTCTGAATCGCGCCAACAAGACACCAGGCACATGCACTTGAATGTTTGGGCGGGACTCCCAATCCATTGCGGTCTTTCGCATAGCGCGCCTTACAAAACGTCTTCCGCGAACTGAGCAGTTGCCAGGCTTTCATTTCAAATCCTCCACTGTCATGTCAAACCGTTCCAGCAGCGCCAGGAAAATCTGTCGCAGCCGTTTCTTGGAAAAACCAAAGAGCAAGCTGGCAATATTGTCTTTTACGCACGCCTGGTCGAAATTGGTCTTTCTCATTTTCTTTTCGGTGGTCCATCAGCGCAGTTCTTACACATAATGATCGTTGTACCCTTAAATCTTCGACGAATCAGAACGCCATCGCCATGCCAGCGCCGTTCCCACTTCCAGCGCGTTGTCATAATGTCGCTGAAGTTAACTTCTACTTTGTCCTCAATTGTACGTTTGCAGCCGTCGCATAGCGCCCGCATGGTGTATTCAATCGCCATAGCTCATTTCCCTTCGAGCCGGTCGGCTTCTCTACGTAAGATTCTGTGGCCAGCGGAATGATTGAATTCCAAGAGGTCCGCACAATGCCGGATCGCGTCGGCCTGGATGGCGCGGACGAGTTCACGATACCGAGGTATTCGCACGTCGGCACAAGTCTCCAATAACTCAATAGCCCATTCCTCGGCGGGTTTCATAGGCTCTCAGTTCGCAGGTGCCAAGCGATCAAGAAGCTGATTGATTCCCAGTTTCGTTTTGGGACAACCGCCTGCGGTTTGTAAATGCGGCCAAGGATAACCGGGTCCGCTTTCCGCCGATAGTCGGGCAGCACTCCGATCTCGTCGAAAATCTTCAAGGCCATCGCTTCACTAGTGGCGCGCATGATTTGCGGTCGGGCCATGTTCAACGGAAATTCGATATCTTTCCAATGGTCAGCCCAAGTTTCGTATTTGAGGACTGGCTTGCCTTTTTCATCGAACGACTTAAGCGTTCGTTGGCGTTGTTCCGGTTCTGGATTTTTATAGTCGCCCTGGCCAAGGGGCAGCATCTTTGAATCTTGTTCCTTATTCACGCTACTATAGGTCGTGACGGAGATCATTTTTGATGGCTTGGCGGAATCAGTGCGAATCACGATTATTTGCGCGTCGAACGAAGGAATGATGTAGTAACCGCTCTTTAGGGCCGCCTGGATTTTCTCGTAGAATTGAACGCGTTTTATCCCAAGCTGCCAGTGCCGGTGCAGGGCCAGACTGCGCCATTTGTTTTTCTGCGCGATCTGAAATTCTTCCTTAAGTTCATCTCGCTCCTGGATGGCGAGCTTGAGCTTCCGGGTGCACCATTCGATTGCACCTTGCTGGCACTCGACCATCTCTTTAGGATTCGTGGCGGTCAGTTCCAGGTTTTGGTCTTTGACGACAACGGGTTGAATCGGGGTGGTTTGGAGTTCGGTGGTCATGGTTTGTCTTTCTCTTATTCCATCCAGTTCGGGTTGGGCACGCCGCAGCGGTCGCAGTGTCGGCGTTCAGTCCATTTCTTGTCAGTATGGATGTCTCCCAGTGCATCACGGTACTGCTTGATCTTAATTCTCGTAAACCACTTATGCCCGAAGATGCGGCAGCAGAGGGAGGGGCGGCAAAGGGGTGGATCGCTCATTGCACCGCTTTGGCCTTGAGTCGCTCCCGGCATTTGAGGTCACTTTCCATCTTACACGTTTTACAATATCTTCCGACAGTTGGTGTAAACTTCATTCCGGTTTCCCCTCCGGTTGCGCGGCGGGAGTGCCGACAACGCACTTTCGCAGATAAAGCGGAGTCTCAACAGAGCAGCGGCCACTTTTACCGTAACGCCGACGCCGTGTTTCCCAAGCGGCTTGCATGGCCCGCTCCTTTCGTCTCATCGCGTGCGACTTGCCATTGCTCACTTCCCTTCCTCCGGGAGGTCAGCCTGAACAAAGAATCCATCCAATAGATGCTTTTGAAGCTGTATTTGACGCCCAAGTTCCGCGTGTCTGATAATCATTCTGGCAAGCGCAGTGCATTGATCGTCAATCAATAGCTGCAACTCTGGTAGAGTTAATTCAAAGGTCACTTCCCTTCCTCCCCCTCGAAGTTCGTGTGCCCGGCCTCGGGCGAGGCGGCGGTATCAGTGGGCGTGGATAATTGAATCGGCGAGTGATCGTGACCAAGAGGATGCGGCGCTCCAAGCAGATCGGTAAATGGTTTTGTTGACATCCGTTTTTGAAGCATAATCGTCCGACAGTAAGCGGCAACCGTGTCGCTCTCATTTTTAAGATTCTCGATTGATTCAGTCAGGGACGTGCGCACAGTCGAAGCGTCAAGGCTCCGGTCCAGCAATTCCAGCAGTGCGATTGCGTGCGACAAATTTACCGACGATTCAAAGTTGATCTGATCGATCTGGTCAGCGGTCATTTCGGTTCCTCCGGCCCACCGGCATTCGCCCCCGTCGCGTTTTGGCCGATGGCAACCCCATCGTTCAGCCGCCACACTCGCACACCGTCGCCTTCCTTGTGCGACGCCATCCTGAATCCACGTCGCTGACCGGCGGTGATATAGCCGGTCGCTCGTTGGTGTGATTCCACAAAAAGTGAATCACCAGGCTTCATTTTCCCCACAATGAGAGAGCAAATCCCGGATCGGAACGGAGTGAATGGTACGCCCTTCTCAATCTCTGGTCGTGTTTTCGGTTTCATTTACGGCCTGAATGGAACATAATGGCAGATATGAGTCAAGGATTATTTATTGTCATCGTGTCCCCCGAACTGGTGACAAGCGGTGCTATGTAGTTTTGCCATCCCGGCGTGGGGAAAGAGATCTCCGATTTTCCTTGCCTTCCATCGCCTGATCGCCAAGACTTCGGGCACGGCGCTCACTGCGCCACTTGAAAAACCGGCATGGATGTCGTATTCCATTTTTGGCGCTGCCCCGCTCGCCGTGGGTTGCTCAGTCGCGCACAGCGATGGTGCCGGTCCCCAGTGAACGGGGTGCGGGGCGCGTCATTTTCTCCGTTGTGAAAGCAACCGCGATCTGGATGCCCCTCTACATCGGCGATTATTTGGCCGATACAATCGGCCTAACGCTCTCTCAACACGGAACTTACCTGCTGCTCATCTTCGCGTACTGGCGGAACGGAGGTCCGCTCTCGGCTGCTGAGGCCAAAGCGGTTATGCGTGACGCATTGCCGACGGATACCGCACGCATCGCACTTTTCTTCCGAATCGAGGGTGGAAAGTGGCATCACAGCCGCATTGACCGTGAATTGGCGAGGGCAAAAAAGAACCATTCATCGAGGGTAAATGCCTGCAAGGTAGCAAGTTCCGTAAGATGGAAAAACCACAAAAAGGCCGATGCGTCACGGATGCGTCACGGATGCATGACGGAATGCGTCACGGATGCACCTTCACCTTCACCGTCAGGTGAAGGTACACCGTCCCTTTCTGATTCGCCAGTAGTGGCAAAAATACAGCCTTCCTTCGGCACCGACGCATCACCCCCCCCGCCCCCTGAGGGGGAGCCAAAATCTCCCAGTCGCTTTCAAAAGCCGTCGCTCGAAGCAGTGAAGCTGGCAATGGCAAAGGCAGGTTTGCCAGAGGATGAGGCTCAAGGTTTCATCGACTATTACGAGTCAAACGGATGGCGTGTCGGCAAGAATCCGATGCGTTCGTGGCAAGGGGCCATAGGAACGTGGTCGAAAAACTACCGCCAGGGCCGGTTTCAAAACTCGGTCTCCGGCAATGGCAAGCCGCTGACGCCGCTGGACATCTCGACCATCATCAAGGCCAAGGAACGAGAGTGCCAGCAACTCCGCTTGCGATATTGCTCAGAGGTCGCAATGGGTGACACCTGGAACGATCCGAAGGCCCGGCAGGAATTTTTCAAACTCAAAGGGGAGGTCAAAAAACTAAATCATCAACTCGGAGCAATGGCATGAGTGTAAAATCCATCAGCGAAATCATGTCTCGGTCGCCGCTCTTGAGCGAGTTCGACCAGCAATACGAGGCAGTTGAGTGGAAAGCCTTCGCCCGCGAGATGCGTGAGAAGGCCGGGAACTGCTGCAACATCTGCCGGCGCGCGGATGCCCTGCTTCACGTCCACCATTTCGCCTATGACCGAACTCGCAAGATGTGGGAGTACGGCCCCGACGAGGTTGCGGTGCTCTGTGAGGACTGCCACAAGGCGATGCACGAATGCCTCAACGCTTTTAGGAAGCACGTCTTTGGCTACCTCAAGCCGGACAGCCTTCGCGTGTTGAACGGCGCGCTGGCAGTGGCGACGAAGCAGTACGATGCGCTGAGGTTTGCTTATGCGGTCGCCGAAATGGCGGCGAGTCCAACGAGCGTCGAACGATTCTGCGAGGCGTGGATAAACGGCACGGCAAAGAACGCTGTCCATCCTTAGCTCGTCGTCGGGGGCGGCCGATCTGCCCCTGGGCTGTACTTCCCGTCCATTTACGACTATACCCAAAAGGTATTCTCGAATCATCACTTTCTCCTTGACACTCTTCCCAAAATCCCCCCTACTACCCCCTCTTACTGCGTTGTTCTCGCTCTCGATCAATTGTGTGCGTGCCGATAGGTCCTGATGTATCTGCTTCTGTACCAGTCCTTTCCGTATCTTTACTATGCTCCTTTGTGATAAATTTGTGAGAGGTTCGTTGAGTCACCCAATCCGCTCCTTCTCCACCGTCGCACCCCCTCCCCCGGCCTTCTCATCTGCAAGTGCTTTAACCTCAATGACTTCCAACTCAGGCAGTGAGTCCAGCAGTTCTTTGAGTTTGCGGTTGACGCTCTCTATAGTTGGTTCTCCTGCACGGACTTCCAGCCGGGCGGTGGCTTCGCCGCGGAGCAGGAGAGCTTTGTCGGTGGCTTGGCAAACTGAGAGGACAATGTCTCTCGGCTTAACTTCCCCGGCATCAAGGGCTTGGAGATAGATTTCCGCCCCGGTTTCGGCGATATGTTCGAGCTTTCGGGCCAGCCGTTCCTTTAGCTGCCCGATTTTTCCTTCGGTGACGAGTCTATCGCGTAAAGCTCTGATTGACATTGGACTACACTGCAAAGCCCGGGAGAGTTCAACGACTGGTTGGCCGGAGATCAGGCCATTGGTGGCCAATTCGAGTCTGGCAGGATCAGCGAAGGCAACGGTTCCTGTGGAAACGCCATCTGGCATGGTCTGGACGGTCCTGTACGGCGTCGAGGATGTCAATCACCATCTTGGGAGGGGGTAGCTGTTTGGCCTGGGAGCGATTGCACCACCAACGGACAGCGCAGGAGTCATCTGCGATGCGTCTGCGGTCAAATGTGAGCGTTCTGAGGGGCGTACAGCAAAAAGCCGCACTGAGAGGCGCGGCGTGAGGGGAGGGGCGGAGATCAGCCCCACTGATCGGCCATTGCCAGAGCGATGCCGGGCAGAGTGCGCGAGCGATTCTGCGAGCGTTCCGGGCCGGCCGATTCGTGATGCACTCGTGGCTCTCGGCCCTTGACTATGTTGGACGGTACCAAGCAGGGCAGGTTCTTCAACCACAGACACGTTGCCTTGGTTTCGCCGTGGCCGTGCTGCCAAGGCTGAATGATTTGATCCGGCTTGCGGATTGCGGTTGAGATGATGCCGATAGGGTTTTCAAGGGCGATGCGTTCAACCGGCGCGTTGAGAAGCAGGCGAACGAAGTCAAGCGCAGCGGCCTGTTCAGCTTTACGCTGTTTCCACCATCGGGCACCACTCGCGCAGAGATATGTGCAGGGCGGGAAGGCGACGAGAAAATCCCAGCGCACTGGCTGGCGGAAGTCAAAGCAGTCCTCAACGCGCCGTTGCAAATGGAATTGGGCGTTGCTTTCGCAGGGCAGCAAATCGCAACTCCAAGCGTCATGGCCCTTGGCGCGAAAGGCGTCCCGGACAATGCCAGAGAACTCACAGGCAACTAGCACGCGCACGATTCAACCTCAACGGTGAACCTGGTACCGAGCAAAGCGCCATAGAACTTGGCTTTGACTTCCGGGTTGTCCCGCTCGTCGAACAGTTCGGCCCGCTCACGCGGTACCAGGCTGGCTCGCAATCCGTCCAAGCCGGCGTAGAGGCCAGCCGTTGAAACGAGCCGGAAACGGGTCTTGGTTTTCACTTCGCTCCTTTCGCCAAGGCAAGGGCAATTTCACACAAGCCAATGGACGTATTGAAAATGTCTGAATCTCGTTGCTCTGCCTTGAGCGTTTCAAGCGCATCTTCACACGCCTCCACGAGCGCGGCGTGCGATTGAAGCGCACTTGCTATCTCGCGGCAGAAAGACTCGTTGATGCACTGCGCGACGACAGTGCCGTTGTGCTTTATGACGGGGCCGTCCGACGGATCGTTGACCTGCTGCCACGCCGTCAGGGAAGGTTCAGTTTTCATGGGATGGGGTTAGCCGAGCTTCATGTAACGGATGCACTCGCGAAGATGTTTCAACTGAGCGATGGCCAAATCCACTTCACCAGTAAAGCGAGTGAAGTTGCCGCGATCCCCCAAGAATACGAAGGCGTTCTTTCTTTCCAACACGTCGCCCGCTATTCGCAAGGTTGAAGTCGAAACCGAATCCAAGTTCCGTTGGAATTCGTGCATGGTATGTTCGCAGATCATTGTTTGAGCCTTAAAACGCCGTCACCCGCCGGGTGAAAAGCAGTCCCACAGAAAGCAGGGCTGGACGCGACGGGCAACGGCGAAACTGAGTTTTGTATTTTGTGACTTTCTACGTTCACGAGGGGAGATTAAGGCAAGCGGTTGCTAAAGTCGAGAACTTTAACTATACTTTGTTAGTATGCTGCTGGGAGCGGGTCATTCAAGCCCATCAAACCGATGTTCGCCGACATGCTGAACAATCGACGGCAACACTGCTTGCACTGTGGTCCGTGATCCACCGAGTAGCCGTGATTGCGTCCCGGGGTTGTGTAAATCCAACTGACAATGCGCCCGATGGCTGGCCGCTTCGGATGATATTTACAGTTCACGTCCATCGCCCTTTCGGAAACACTTGCTTCACGTTCGCGTTTGGGTTTGCCGGAGACACGGCCACTCCGGCTTGGCTTCCCGCTGTGTTAGAGTCGTGGGGCGGTGACTCGGTCTGAGCGTTGCCGCTGGCCAGAATTTCCGCGATGGCGCGGTCCAAATCCTCACTGGTCAATACCCACCCGGCTTTTGGCAGCGAAGCAATGCACATCCACTTAAAGTCTTGGTAAAGCTTAAATGCGGCCTGGTCGTCGCTGAGATGGTGCGCCAACAGCGCCAATGCCAGTTGTGATGGCCCGCTGCCGCCGTAACCCCACTCGAAGCCATCGGGGCTATGGTTGCGGAGATCGTTGCGCGGGTTAAGCTCGCGGTCGCCAACGAATACTTTAGCGCCGTCTGGCCGGCGAATGCCTTTATAGATTTTCACTTGTCACCTTTCTGCCCTTGCGGGCGATTGCTGATTTCGGTTGTTTGCCAGTCGTGTTCACGAGCCGAAATTGCATGGCCGCCACAAACCCAACCGACAAAACGACCATGACAATACACCTTCGCTTCTGGCCGCTCTCGGCAAAACTGGATCGCCCAATAGTTATTGGGACTGCGCGGTCCCTCAACCCACTGGCAAAAGCGCGGTTTGCGCGGCGCTCGATTCTTTCTCACGTCTTCTCATCGGCATCGGGCCGGGAAAGTTGAGGGGCTGCTTCTTCGACTTCGTGATCGGCTAGAATCTTGCCTCGCTCAAGGATTGAAACGATCATCCATTCGTACCCACAAAAGCCCTTACTTTCCTGTTTCAGCTTTCGCGCTTCTGCATTGTCCACTTGCCGCACGTCAATGCGAGCGCACCATCCATCGTCCCAGCGATAGAAATACGGACGCCTTTCGAGGACCGCGCTGGCCTTCGCCAGGCGTTTCAACGTCTTGAAATCTTCGACCACAGCGTAAAGCGTGCTTTCGCCACTCCATTTGCCATTCCATGAGCCAACGCCCGGCATTGAGAGAATAAAGGCCAATTTCACTTCGTCCCCTCCTTCTGCGCCAAGGCCAGCGCGGCGCGGGCTTGAATCCGCGCCGCGTATTCTTCGTCGCTGTGTCCCTTCACTCGCAGCAGTTCCGCGAGTGCCTTTTCAAGTGTCGGTGCCGCAGCGTGGAGCGGGCAATAATCCACTGTTGCTTCTTGGCTTAGCGAATTGATATGCAGCACGCAACCACACTTCACAGGGAAATTCATCATTGCGAGTCCTCCTTCGCGGGCGCGGCCAGGGCGAGGGCGGCGCGGAAATCCGCTCTTTTGATGAATTGCCGGACAGCCTGCTGGGAAACACGGTACTGGCTGGCAATCGCTCGGAGCGTTTGCCCGCGAGCAAGTTGCTTGCGAATCAGTGGAATGTCGCGATGCGGAATAATAGACTTCCCGATTGCACCTAACCGCCAAGCTTTTCGCAATCCTAATTGTCGCGCTCGTTCCCGCGTTGCTTCGGGATAGCGTTGAAATGGATAACGGCCTTTGGAGATGGAATCTGCCGCGTTGTCTTTTGCAGTTCCGAGAAATAAATGAGCAGGATTGATACATAATCCGTTGTCGCAGTGATGGCAGACCATCATGCCGTCAGGGATAGCACCGTTCTTGAATTCCCACATAACCCGGTAGGCATAAGCATTTTTACCCCTCCAACGCATTATTGGTCGCCTGCCATTATATCGACTCCAACCTTGCGATCCCGTCCATACCCAACAGCCTTTTGCATCGACCACATAACGCAAAAGGCGATTTCTAAGTGGCGTGTATTGATTCATGCGTGTCTCCACGGCACCGGCGCTGCTGATTCGTTGCTCATTACGCGGCCTCCAAAGCCGCACTCACGGCGCTCAGAGTGTCGTGGAAACTGTAACCGCGCACAGCGAACGCCGGATATAGGCCGGGATAATCCACGACAATGCCAAGTGGGGTCAGCATTGCCTCTGCCTCGTTGCGGTACGTGTCGCACAATTCTTCGCACGCTGTCAGCCTCGCTGAATCGCCCGAATTGTTCCCGCGCTCCCAAGCCTTCGCCGCCCGCTCAAACAGCGCGTCCGCCCGCTGAACGAGATTCACTGCTTCAACCAAACTCATTTTCTTTGCCGTCAATTCGTCTCGCGTCATTTTGCCTTTCTGGCCCGTAAACACAGGCCGGTTTCACTGTCGCGGGGGCAGGTTAAAGCAACCGCTCGCCAGTTGCAAGGAAAATCACTATACTTTTTTCGTATGGTGAAAAGCCTTGACTTGGCAACCGCTCGTCGTATTGTCGCGTCATGCAAGTTACCTTAAGCGAAGCTGATCGCAAAACTCTCGCTCGTGTTCTCGGCAGCATCGGCGGAAAGAAGGGCAGCCGCGCCGACAAAGTCCGCGCCGGACGCTTGGGCGGACTGGCCAAGGGGCGCAAGGGGCAGCAAAGAAAGGCGGCATAATGAAATCCACTTCGGAAATCGACGACATGATTAAACACGGAGATGCCAGCAGCACGGCGCAAGAAAACGTGCTCAATATCCTCTCAGCCCTTAACGAGCAAATCGCCGCGATCAATGCGAGGCTGGACAAGCTAGAGCGACACGAGGGCGTCACGGTCTGGAACTGCGATTCACCGAACAAACCATGAACCCGCTCACCTGGATCAAACGCCATCCTTTTCAGGCAATCGCCTTCACCGTTGTATTCACCTTCATCGCCACATTCGCCGGTGCGGTCCACATGCCTTGGCAGACGTTCGCGGAGATAGATGCTGTGCCGATGATGTTGTGGCTTTGCGTAGTGTGGCGGGATCATGGAAAGGTATTATGAGCGACAAAATCAAAAAACTAAGTGATGCGATTCGGCTGGGCGCGACGTTCAAGGCGCAAGCGCGTGGAGGGTATTTAATCGACAACAGGACGTGCGCTCTTGGGGCTGCCGCAGAAGCCATCGGCATGGATATTGCCGCGACCGACAATGTAGCCGCCCAGCTACGGCAGCGTTTCTCTGCGTTGCTAAATTTCTACGACAATAAGAGCCTTTTTGAGATGATTGTCGAAATGAATGATATGGGGCATAGCCGCGAAAGCATTGCCGACTGGCTTAAAAGGCAGGGCTTATGAAACCCCTCACTTTGTTGCTCGCCGCACGATGGGCAGAGGTACTGCTCATTCATAAATTCAATCCGCCCGCGCCGTCGCCTCAAGGCGATGTCGAAACCAGTCGTTTGTTTGGTTAATGTTACCGGCGCAGGCGGAAATTGTCAGCGGGCTTTGAGCCATACAATAAGCATCACCAGCAGGATAACCAGCGCGATACCAAGCGAAATCCAGAGTGGGCTTAAGACCCACCACCATGACCAGTCGATGACCTTGCACAGTTTCAGGACAATGAACGCCAAGGCAAGCAGGCCGGTAAAACCAATACCGCTATTGCTGTTTGATTTTGTGCTCATATCAAAATGGAACGTCAATTTCGTCAGGGTCAGTCCCGGATTTCTCTGCGGCTCTACTCGATTCCAGCTTGGCATCTTCCGGGGGTTCAAACTCGTAATGCGCTCCGGCAGCATCCAGCATCGCTCGGAATTGCTGGTCGTGGGCAATCGTTGACGGATTCTTCGGCTTCCCTTTGTACTCGGTTTCCACTTTGAAGTTCGCCCACCAACCGTACAGCTTTTTCTTTGGTAGATCGCCCATCAGCACCCCAGCATCGTTGCCGAATGGGGTAGGAAAATTTCGCCACGGCTCCTGCTCCTTCTTCGGTTTAATCACGAAGCCCGTCTCGGTTTTGGTTGGCTTCTTATCGGCCTCTTGCTTTACCGCCGCTTGATAGACCGCCTCTTGGTGCTTGGTCCACGACTCTCGAATCTTGTCCATGTCTCGTGTGGCAATCGCATAAGTTTCGGCGGTTTGCGGGAACTTCTGTGCCTCCCCATCGGCCAACATTTCTGTGTCCATGATGACGCCGTTGTTCACCGCCCACGCCCAGGCGTACGGCTCCATCGGGCCGTTCATGGCTTTGATGAATTTGGCTTTGCAGCGTTCGGCGAAACCGGGTGTGTCAGGACCGCCTGTTTGCGACGCCTTGGCGGGTGGTTTCTGCGCGTTGGGTGGCGCTTTAGTCGCCGGTTCATCGTTAAAGCCATCGGGCGGCACTTCCTCAGCCGGGGTCGTGGACAAATTCGCATCCATGAGAACAACAACATGGGCAAACGCCGAACGGCACGCTCGCGAGATAGCGCGGGTTTGAGCCATTGCCCGCCCGGCGTATTCCGCCCGTCCTTCCCAAGTCGGATTGCCTTTTCTATCTTTCTCGTCGAAGCCGACGAAACCCTCGCCAGTGGAAATGATGTGGCCTGCACCATTGCGAATATAGCCCTTCGCTTTGTAGCCGATGTGGATGCCGTCTTCATCGAAGGCGCGTTCGGCTTCACCAGCCCCGGCACAGCAGCCGTGCGCGGTTGCGATGCTCTCCCAGCCTTCCACTTTGACGTACTTCCGACCTTGGATGGTGCAGGAAGTCCGCAGCACGATCTCTTTGCAGGCAGCGGCGACACTCCCCGCATGGCCCATTAGCTCGGCTGGTGTTTCCGGCACAACCGCCAGCGCCTTGGACTCCACTTCAACGTCGATTGGTTTTGCGTCAATCATAATTCTGGTTCCTTCAATTTCTTCGCGGCTTCCACCGGATCGTAACCCCGGTGCATCCAACTCCAAATCTTCATCACTGCCTCAAACGCTGGCCAGTCTTCTTGCCACGGCGGATTCTCGAAGAAAGCGAACTTGCCTTCTTCCTTTGTCGAAATGTAGCAGTTCGCCGTGCGAATGACTCCGTGCCCAAGCTCCGACCACGACTTCGCATACGCCGCAAGTTGAAGGCGATGCTCAGGATAAGATTCCTTCGTCGGTAGCTTGCCCGTGGATTTCCAGTCGATAATCCAATTGCCTTCTGGTGTTTCGGCGATGAAATCGACTTTCCCGGCGTGCCGTTCGGAAGTCAGGATGATCTCCAAGTGCAAATCGCGCACGAAGCCCACCGTTTTCCATACATGCTCGAAAGCGGGCCGCGCAAACGGCGTCCATTCCGATTCCGGTTCGTTGCGGAACAGCGCTTCCATCGCCGCATGAATCTCGTTGCCTTTGTCCCGCGCAATCTCGGATTCTTGCTCATGCACCCGCTCGATCTGGATGACGCGATGGATGAAAGCATCAAGTTCTTCCTCCACGCCACGCGGCGAGGTCATCACCGCATTCACGCCTTGCTCGACTTTCCAAGTGTTCAAAGCTGGTTTGTCCAGGATTTGCAGGTAAGTCGTGACGCTGGGGATCGCCGCAACCTTGCGGGCGTCGGCGAGGGTCGGTGCCCGCATCCCTTTGCTGGCGTCCGCGTATGGCACCTGATAAAACGGAAGTCTATCGCGGCTGTAAAAGTGGGCACTGGACTCTTGCGTCGGTCTGGCGGCGGTGGGTTGGGTCATGGTGTGATTTCCTCATCTCTCCATTGTGCTAAGTCAGTTGTGATGACAGGGAACGGCGATCCGTCATCGTCCTTAACCGTTTCCACAATTCTGCGCCCGCGCGGCGTTCCGACTTCTTGCCCGCGTAAATGGCAGGTGCCGCAGATAATTCGTGCTTCGACCGTAAATGAACCACTTTCATCTTCGGTTTCAAAAGGCAATAAAGCTGTTCGCGTCCCTTCGCCGATGGTTGCGCCGCATTTCCAGCACTTCTCATTATTGATCGCCAAAGGGTGCATAGCTTTAATTGGCGTGAATACCCCTAAATCTCGCAGGCTCATGGTGTTTCTTTTTTCGGAAAAGATTCCATGACAATGCCGCCTTCCAGCGTTGTAATCGGCCCGGTTTTATGCCCGCTAATGGGGTCAATGATTTTCTTTCCGACTCCAAGAGCGCGAGATACAGAGGCATTGTCTTTGCCCGCATCCAGATCGCTCATTAGCTGCTCAAATTTCTGAGCGCCCGTCCGCGTATCGCTTTGATCGGCAAGTTGTTTGCAGACCCCGGCAAACTCCGGCGGGACCGCAAAATAGAGCGTTGCGTACGTGCAATCGAAATCGTCATCGGCATCTCGCAAGAAGTACGGGTGTCCTGAGAAATCCGGCATATAACCTTCACGATTCCCCCCGCCGTTGCGGGTATAGACGCATATTTCCGTGCCCAACTCATTGAGGTAATAGTCCCGATAGCGGCCAACGTCTGCGCCGGTCAGATTTATCATTGCCAGCAGCATATCGGCGATTGGATTCTTGCCGTGAAGCATGTTGTATAGGCTCATGCCTGCTCACTTTCCGCCGCTTCAAGTTCCGAAACATGCAATAAATGTCCCAAGTGCCCAACTTTGCCGTACACTACTTCGTCGTCATTCGGTAGCGGTTCCAAAGCAAACCCAATTCGTATTGCATAAATCAAACAAGCTGGATTTCTGTCACAACGCATCCACGATTTGCCCGCGCAGCGATCCCACCAATCTTCAAGCCGGTATTCGGACCCGCCGAAATTCTCAACTTGAGGGTGAACTATACCGGCCTTAATGCGAACGGTTTTGCCGGCCATCGGGTGTGGAGTTGAATGGATTGGATTCATATTTCCTTTGCGCGTTTGATCTCGAAGGTCATGCCGGTTCTATCGGTTTCAGCAATTCCGCCAAGCGTTTTCGATAGCTGTCAAGCGCCTGAAGGACCGATGGCTCAAGAGCGATTGTATTGTCAACGCCCGGCGCTCCCATGTGTGCGCCCGTGCTTAACCAGATGTAGTGCCCGTCCCATTGAGCATATACCGCGTCACCGAGATATTCGGCATGTTGCAGATTCATACGACCTCTGCTTCGGGTTCAGCCGTGGAATGCTCCGGCAACTGGCGCAGCTCGTCGATTCGCTTCTCAGCCAAATAATCGCCATATTCTCGCCGAATTGCGGTCATTCCAGAATCGCCTATGCCCCGCTCAGGTATGCTTATGCGGATTAAATCCGAAATCGCGGTTTCAGGATTTTTAGCCGCCAAGGCAATTTCCAACTCCGCCACCGGAAATTCCCAAAACGCCGCAACACACACCCGCACTTTGCCATTTAGCTTGCTCATTCGTTCCTTTCAAACCGGCGGCCCAGCGGTGAATGCGTGGAATGGAGAACCACGCCATCGGGGAACACCAGAGCGCCGGAAATCAAAGGTTGTCTCGCATTCACGCGATGAATAAACCACAATGAAATCAATGTGTCAAGCACTATTTTGCACTTTTATGCACTTTTATGCTTGACAGTCATTTCATCTCCGTTTATTGTGTCCGCATGTCAAAGAAAAACCTTCAACCGGATGGGCGGGTTTACGTCGGAACATGGATTAACCGGGCGGTGTACGATCAACTTCAAGCGACCTCGCTGCGTGTAAATCGTTCGATGGCCGCTGTGATGCGGCACTATTTAACAGCGGCGATGAACCGGCAGATCAAACCCAAGCGAAAGAAAACCCGCAAATCAAGCGGCTGAGAAATGAAAACTGAAGCGGAGATCAAACGGGCGGTTGAATTGCGTCAGTTGTCCATTTCACGATGCGTGAAAGAAGGCAATATAAATGGTGTGTTTGTTCTTGCGCTGATGTCTGGATTTGAGTGGACGAT